CGGCAAGTCCACCGGGAACACAGCCGGGTGGTCGATGTCCTGACCGATCTTGCCCTTGTGCCGCATGATGCGAATCACGCTGTCGGGGATGCGGTGGTCCTGGGTGGGGGTGCCGGAATGCGTCCAACCGCCGACCTCGCCATCTTTGCCACGCATCGCCGTCGATGAGCCATCGGCGCGCAGGTGAGTTTCCTGACCGGCGAATTTGCAGGGCACGATCTTGTTGGGTTTGCGGCTCTGGCGGTTGAAATGAAAAACGAATTCGAAGCTCGGGGCCAGTCGGCCAGACCAATCGCCAGGCATCCCCGGTCCCTGGTCCCAGACATACCATGCGAAGCGCCGCCAGCCTTGGGTGCGCATCCAGTCGAGCCAGCCGTTCCAGTAGGGAACGACCTCGTTGTCGCGGTGGATCAGTCCGAGGTTGACCAGGACCTGTCCATCGGCAGCCATGGGCAGTCGGGCGAAGACGCCGCACATCAGGTCATCCCAATCAACGATGGCGTTCGTGTAGTCGCGCTGGTTGCCATAGGGTGGCGAGGTGAAGCACAGATCGGCGGACTCGCCAGCCATCAGCACAGCAACCACATCGGCGTCGGCAGCATCCCCACAAATCAGACGGTGCGCACCCAACTGCCAGACGTCGCCCTGGCGCGTGACGGAGTTGGCCGGGGTGTCCGGTACTTCGTCGGCGGCATCAGGCGCCTCACCAACCGGCTCGCTGTCGGCTTCGTCGTCGACTGTCACTTCTGTGGCCAGCAGCCGTTCGATCTCGCCATCATCGAAGCCGGTAAGCAGGAGGTCATAGCCGGCCCCCTGCAACTCGGCCAATTCCAGGGCCAGCAGTTCCTCGTCCCAGCCCGCCTGCAACGCGAGTTGGTTGTCGCCGATCACGTAGGCCCGCTTCTGGGTGGGCGAGAGATGGCCCAGTTCGATCACCGGCACTTCGGCCAGACCCAACTTGCGGGCGGCGGCCAGACGACCATGGCCGGCGATGAGACCGTTGTCGCCATCCACCAGGAGGGGATTGGTCCAGCCGTATTCCACGATGCTGGCGGCGATCTTGGCCACCTGCGCCTCGGAGTGGGTCCGAGGATTGCGGGCAAAGGGAATGAGCGTCTCAACCAAGCGGTATTCGACGGCGAGCGTGTTCAGATCAAGGACTCCGAAGAGGCGCGTGATGCGCTGGAAACGACAAAGCCCGCCGACGATCAGACCGTGGGCGGGCTCTGGAAATGGGTGTGGGGTGCAAACCTGCAAACCCCGCAAACCTCGGTTTGCAGTCGGACACTATCGAAATGCCGCGCTCTCGCCTCCCGCATGGGATTTTGCGGAGGAAGGACCCGTGAAATTCATCGAAGATAACCATCCTGAAATGCAAAACGCCTGCAGGCACTGCCTGCAGGCGCATTTTTTACATCTTATTTGAATGATATCCCTTCGATGTTCACCGTTCAAGGTGATTTCGCAAATATCCATAATGCATTGCAAGCATACCCAGTGCAGCCACCAGAATCCCCCTTGCTTCGGGCTGCGACAGGGGCCGTCCGTTCCAGCCTTCCTGCACTGACCACTCCTTGATGCTCTGTCCGAGGCCTGCGACGTGCCACACCGCCGACCCGCCCGGACTACCTACGCCACCCACAGCATCAAGTGCTTCACCGACCCGTTTGCGTGCATACGCCACGCGCTCGGTCATGCTGTCGCGCCATTGGCCGCCAGGTATCCGGTTGAATGCCGGGACACTGGGGCCGCCCAGCTGGGCCAGTAGGAACGTTGTTGCAAAGTCCTGACCGGCATCGTGCATCTGCGGCGTGATGGTGCCATTCCTCAGCATCAGGCTCAGCGAGTCAATCGTGCGGAAATGCACGTTGCCCTGGTGCTCGCCACTATCCTCGCGCACCCACTCGGCCTGACGGCCACCAGCCAGCGGGATCACGTCGCCCTGGCGCAAGGGTTGGGGTTTGGATTTAGCGGCCATCGCGCAACCCTCCGGCAATAGGCTGACGTCGACCGTAGATCCGATTGCCAATACCTTCGAGAAACTTTCGTTCCCAACTGTCGGTAACGCTATCCAAGACCACCACCAGGACACCCTGCTTGTGCCAGGCTGCTGCTCGCATGGAACGCAGATCGTCTTCGGAGGCGGGCGTGCTTGGTAACAGTCGCGCCAGCGCACAGGTCGGACTGCGCATCACACACCTCCCTGCAGAGCCCAATGCAGGATCGCCAGCGCATCAGCCTCATTGTCGTCACACGGCATATGACCTTTGGCGCGCATGGCAGCGATGACCTCATCCTTGCCGGCATTGCCTTTGCCGGTCGCATGCTTTTTGATGGTGGCCACCGGCACGCCCTGGTAAGGAACGTGATGGAGTTCGCACCATGCCGTGAGTTGTCCGAGGAAGGCACCGTAGGTATGGGCAGCGGCCGTGCCCTTGTGCGCCCGCACCTCCTCGAACACGACCCGTGTGAGCGGACCGGCCTTGATGTGAAGCTCGCCGAGCCACGCTGCAAAGCGCAGCAGAGGCATGCCGCCGCCCTCGAAGCGGCCGGCCTTGAACAGTTCAGTGCCGGAGGTTACGGCGCCGCGTGGGTAGGCCAGCGCCCAGCCGGTATGCTGGCCAAGATCCAGCGCAAGGAGGGTATCGGCATTGCCGGGTTGGCGGAGGTCAGGTGACGAAGATTTGACTGCATAGGGCATAGCGTTCTCCTGGAGGCGTTTAAGCGACCTGGAGGAGCACTGGCATCGCCGGGTCAAGGCTGATGCAGCTCCCTCATGTCAGAACAAATTCGGGTACGGCTGAGTGCCAGGGCTGGGTGCCCTGGCAAGAGTTGGGGGCGTGCCCCACACAAGCAGAGAAGAAGAGAGATTCTTCAATACTTACTTTTTTCTATCTATATATCGGTTTCTCTCTCCCTCCCTGCTGGTGCCTGTTCTGGGTGTGGGGCTCCATCCGCATATTTTTGTATGTATAGGGTGTGGCCTTGAAAGAAGGTCAAAAGTGAAGCAACCGCCTGGCATCTTGCTAAGCCCATGATTTACAGCACCTTGATCCACTGAGCCGGACGACCTTTGCTTTGAAGCATGACCGTGTCAATCAGGCGAGCCTCGGCAAGTGTTCGCAGGACGCCATCACGCTGCCGGTGATCCATGAACTGGGTGCGTCGGGTGAATTCGCTCCGGGACATGCCGGCCTGGCCCGCACCACGAAGAATTTGCATGGCGCGCTTGTGATGCGACTCGACCAGATTCTCCGATACCCGTGCCGAGGCCTCACGAATGGTGAGTTCAGCGCAATGTCGCGACAACATGATTCCCCAGTCCGCATCGTGATCTTCAATCAGGGGATCGATAGGGTCGCGTGATACCGCACGGATCAACGCCAACTTGGTCGCGTTCTCCTCGATACGTGCCAGGATTGACGAGTAGCCCGTGCCACGCGAGGTACGTAACTGCCCCACCAGTTCCTGGTCCAGTTGCTTGAACGCAGCCTTGGCCTGGGGCGTCATCGGCACCACGCGGGGATCCACGAGCACTTCGTCAACCGCACCTATATCGGCCAGGTTACCGCTCAGTTTTCCGCCACCCTGGTGGATGAGGATAAGCCGGTCAATCAAGTCCTGAGGTGGATCGATGACGCCGAAGACTTCGTTGCTGTCCGGGAAATCGTCTTCGCTTTCCATGATCAGGAAGCGGGCCAGCGATCCGTCGGCGACGTTGGAAGCCTGTAGCGCCTGCCAGAAATGCAGTGGCGTGGTGGTACCGTAGATGCACGCACATGGCTGGTGAATGGCGCGGTGCGCATTGTTATGCTGGGTGCTGGCGTATTCCACGCCGAAGTAGGTGGTGCCGGCGGTGGTGTACAACTCGGTCATCAGATCCAATATTTCGCACACATACCGTGGCGAACGCTTGCGATCTGCGGCTGCCGACAGAAACATCCCGAACTCGTCCAGCTGAAACAGGATCGCAGGTTGCCGCTGAATGGCGGTGAGCAAACCTGACCCCGATGCGATCTTGTTGCCCCCGAGGTATTGAAGCAGATTGGCCTTGCGAAATAACTCGTTGATCACAACCCGGCTATGGTTCTTGCCAGCGCCACTTTCCGCAATCCCTACGACGTAAAGGTTCGAGCGGGTATTGCTTTCGGTGCGGTACTTTCGCCCCATGAGGGCACCGATGGCACAGAGGCTGGCACCCAGAGCCAGGACGGGCTGGGGTCGTTTGGCAGTTACTCCCATCAGGGCCATCATGTCCGCGATGACGCCACCCACCTGGTCCCAGCCTGCCGGCAATGGTTTAGGTGGCGGCAATGAATCCCCCGACACCGGCTCCAAAGTGATCGGACTCCCAGCCTGCAGCGCTTCCAGCAACTCACGCGCCGGGTGGTGGCCATTCATGACAATCTGGCCATTGAGTTGCAGATCGGCTGCCGGTACCCACCCGTTGTCGAGTGCCAGCTTGTACACCGTGCCGGCACCGATGCGCTGTGGTGCAAAGCTGCGCCAGCTTTTTGCCGTCGTCTTGATCTCGTTCTTCTGTGATGTTGCCGACCATGCCTCGAAAAGTGGCCAGCCGTCGTCACCCAGTGCTCCCTTCATGGCCATGCCGACCCGCACCCAGCTGTCATAGTCGAGATCGTCGTTGGTGATATAGCGCAAGGCATCTTCGACCGCATCCAGCGTGCCCCGCTGTTCAGGCAGGTTCGCGCATTCCGCTGGCGCTCGCAGTCCGGTGCCAAGGCTCTTTGGCCGCAGTTCAGCCGGAATCAGCAGATACGCCTCTTTGGCAAATTCGCGGGCCTGCGCTTCTGTGATTGCAGGTAGCTCGTCCATGTCCAGTTCCGCCAGCGTGGATACTGGCCATTCATACGGCTTGCCGGTATCCGGATGGATGCCGTAAGCAATGAACTGCTGACCCACCCCGAGCACTTCGATCGGCGGATATTTGAAACCGCCAAAGGGCTGAACGGCCCGATAGACCAGCAGGCGTTTGGGGGCGTGGCCGATACGGACCGCCGGGGTGTCGCCCAGCATGCGTTTGGCCAGGCCTTCGATTTTCTCGGCGACTTCCTTTGACTGCAGCACATCGATATCGATACCGATGACCTTGCCGGCGGCAATACCGATGCCGGACTCCGGCCAGTCGCCCCAGATATCGACTTCATTCTCGGTAGTGTCACGCTCGCAGTGGCGGCTCCACTTTGGGTAATCCTGCCATTGACCCCGGCGGAAGATGCCGGGCTTTTTGGTGTGCGGCTGAATTGGCAGGATGGGAAAGCCAGCATCGACGAGCCTGGCGCCCAGTTGGGCCATATAACTTGACGCTGTCACAGGCCCTCCTCAGAACGGAACGGGCAGGTGCTGATAGGCATCGCGCAGGTGATCCTGAAATGCGGTCACCATGACATTAACCAGCGATGCCCATTCCTTTTCGGACCACTGCGCCAGATCGGTCCGGCCCAGTGATTCGACGTATTCGCCACCAGCAGCACCGGCATGACGCAGTGCCGCTTCTTCGTGTTCGTTGGGATCAATCATTCCTTCAAGCCTCGTAATAATTTTGAGACAGCGCATGGAGCACAGGCACAGATTGCGACCGCTCCTGCGAATGACGCGCGGCGAAAACCCGAAGCCCCGGGTTTCCCGCCGGCAGATGTCACAGACCATCAGAAGCGGGCCGCTACGATTTCAGTGAAGCGACCGCTGGGGCGGACCGCAATCTCGGCCGGGCACTTCAGTTGAGCGGTGCATGCAAGTGCCTCTTCCACATCGGTGGGCAGAGGCACACCCGGTGCGCGGTTTGCCCACCAGCTGGCGGCCTTCTGACGCGGGTATCCCTGGTGCTCGATGCAAACCCACTCGCTGTGACTCGTCAGCCCGCTCCAGTAGTCGACCCGCAGTGAGGGCGGCTTGCCGGGCTTTTCGTGGCGCGCATAGCTGACGCGCGTGACCGGTACCCACTGTGATTTACCCGAAGACACCACATCCAGATGACTCGCCTTGGCGTCGAGCTTGATTTCCGGCGGCGGAAACATGTGTCCGCAGTCCGGGCACTGGCGGGTGGCGGCATGCACGATACTGTTGCAATCCGGGCAGGCTTTGGTGGGGGCCACGCCGTCTTCACCGCCCTTGGGGCGCTTGGGCTTGATGGCGTCGATCGGTCCATGGCGCTCGATGTTGCCGGCAAAGTCTAGTACCAGGCAGTCCGTTTTGCCCGGTGCCAGGCGGCAGCCCCGCCCCACGATCTGCACATACAGGCCGGCGGACTTGGTTGGCCGCAGCATGGCAATGAGATCGACGGCCGGTGCATTGAAGCCGGTGGTCAGTACGTTGGCGTTGGTCAGGCACTGGATCTTGCCCTGCTTGAACGCGGTGATGATGGCTTCGCGCTGCGCGCTGGGCGTGTCACCGACGATGGTTTCGCACGTGACGCCACTGGCACGGACGGCATCGCGCACGTGATAGGCGTGATCGACCCCGGCGCAGAAGATCAGCCAGCTTTTGCGGTCCTTGGCATACGAAAAGATTTCCTCAACGGCGCTTTGAGTGATGGTGTCTTTGTCGATGGCCGCTTCGAGGTCCTTGGCTATGAACTCGCCACCCCGGGTGCCCACGCCGGTGACATCGAGTTCGGTCACCATGCGTTTCGAAATCAGCGGTGATAGGTAGCCGGCATCGATCAGTTCGCGTACCGAGACCTCATAAGCAATATCGGTGAAGATCGAATCATCCCCCTCGTGCAGCATGCCGGAATCAAGCCGATACGGTGTCGCGGTCAGGCCGATTACCTTTAACAGCGGGTTGATGCGCTTCAGGCCATCCAGGAAGCGGCGGTACATGGTGTTCGACGAGCGCGGAATCAGGTGGGCTTCGTCGATCAGCACGAGGTCACACTGCTGCACGTCGTAGATCCGCTTGTGAATGGACTGGATACCGGCAAACAGGATCTGCGCGCCGATGTCCCGCTGCTTGAGCCCGGCCGAATAGATGCCAGCCGGGGCCTCGGGCCAGAGACGCTTGAGTTCGGCGTGGTTCTGTTCGATCAGTTCGCGCACATGGGTGACGATCAGGATGCGCTGGTCCGGGTAGGCTTTCAGCACGCCTTCCACGAACGTCGCCATTACCAGCGACTTGCCACCCGCCGTCGGGATGACTACCAGCGGATTGCCGGTATCGGCATGGAAGTAGTTGTAGATGCCCTGGATGGCGCCACTTTGGTAGGTACGTAAGGTGAGACTCATGCGGATACTCCTGTGTAGGTGTTCGTGTATTTGTTGAATCCGGTATCCCGCCAGCGGTAGCCAGCGGGAAGCAGGTACTCAACCCAATCCTCTCCAGCATCGACTTGCTGCGCCGGCACCAACTGCGGCAAATAGAGGTGGAGTTCGCACGCGCTGCGCTGATCCGCCTCTGTGAGGAATCGTTGATGCCGGTTGCACTGCCAGCCACTCTCGATCGGCGTGGAGTGCAGGCAGGTTCGGCAATTAACCTGGGCGGCAACCGTCCCATCACGACCGCCATGGCACAGCGCGGCGTGGTTGCAGAACCGGCACTGGTACCAACTGGAGTCGTCCGTCATGCGCGGCGGCGGCGCCATTGAAAAAATGATTCGCCAGGCCTTGTCAATCAGGCGCTCGGCATAGGCCCGATCCACTTCAATGCGCTCCACGTATAGGTCATCGGTATCCTTGTTGACAGCCAGGTACATGGCGCGGGTGATGCCGGTCAGGTGCATGTAGATCTGCATCTGGGCAAAGTGCTGCGGTTTGCTGTCCCGAACCTTCTTGGCAACCAGATCGGTAAAACTCTTGTTCGAGTGGGTCTTGAACTCGAGTACATGCCAGGTCTTCGGCGCCTCCAGCAGGTTGATCGCGACTCCATCCAGTGATCCGCCGAAGTGGCCGCCATGGGCCTTAACCTGAAACTGACGTCCGGTCTCCGGATCAACTTCCAGCACCGTCGCGCCAGCGCGGCGCAAATTCAGAACCAGTCGGGATTCTTCAAGATGGCCGGTTTCAAACAGGCGCAGCAGGCGCCCGGGGTGATCACTGCGTGTGACCCAGCGGAACTCGTACCAGAGCGCACGTTCGCAGTCCTTGCCGATGAGCGATGCACCCAGGTGACTGCGGAAACCGTCGCCGGCATCCGCTTCGTAAGCGGCGAAGATGGCGTCCCGGGTCGGGCAGGAGATGGCGGGTAGCTCAGCCATCCTGTTTCCCCTGGGCTTCATGAAGTTGTTTGGCATGGCTGATCAGGCCGGCCCACTGTTCATCGGTGCATTCGCTACGCAGAACTTCAATCAGGGTGTCCTTGAAGCGGTCACGATGACCACCCGGGTTGAGCGTCGCAATGTGTGCTGTCAGCTGGGCCATTTCCTGCTGTTTGAGGCGGAGTGCTGTTTTTGCCCGGTGGTACCAGGCAGGGTCCAGGCCTTTCTTGTCCACCTGGCGACGAATATCCGTCGTCGCGATCTGGATACGGATGGAGGCAATATCTCCTTGCAGCACGACCAGGCGGTCCCGGCATTCCTGCCGGGAAGCTGGCATACGCAGGGATTCGGTCTGATTGAACTGGTCGCGCATGGCAGGCACCACCGATCAGGCCTGACGTTTCCAGGGCAAGCCGTTCGCTGCTGGCGTATTGAGCGGTGCCACCGTCGTTACCGTTGCAGAGCGGAACCCAGAGCTGCTCGGTGCCGGGGGTGCGACGGCATCTGTGTTACGTGGCAAATAGCGAATGGAGTTGCTTTCCCCGTACATGCCCTTGGGCGGCCGGACGCGGACGTCTGCAATCAGCGGGATCAGGTGCAGTTGCTCGCTGTTGCTGACTTGCATCTTGCCGACCGCGCGGCAGATCGACGACAGGGTGCGCTGGGCAATCTGAACCGCATCTGTGTTGGCGTTGACCAGGTTCAAGCGGTCAAACAGTTTCCGCCCGGCGTATTGGCCGTCGAGAATATCGATTTCCAGATACAGGTACTGGCCGTTACCGTCCTTGGTGACTCGCATTTCACTGGCAACAATCTGCGCCAGATACTTGCCGGGTGGCAGGACTTCGTAGCCGTTGCTCGGTTCAATGGAGGATGCGTCGAAGGTGTGTCCGAATGAAGCCATGGTATTTCTCCTTTTTCAGGTGCGAGTGGTGGTGGTTTACGATGGGGATAAAGTGGGTTGCAGCGAGTCAGGCATGGCCTGGATGAAGATCTGCCAGTCCAGCGGCAAGGTATCCGGCAGGCCGTAGCGGTTCTTCGCCAGGAAGGCGGGCCGTTCGGCGGTGTGGATGACCCGTTCACCGGACCCCATGGCCCGGTTCACTTTCTTGTTGAAGCCGACATCGGCCTTCACGGTGCTGATGCGATAGTTGGCAAACAGGACAAGATCCGAGTGCTCCTGCAGCAGGGCCGCAGCGCGGGTGTGGAGCTTGATGACGTAGCGGTCGTAGGGATCGTGTTCAGGACTATCGAAGCGCTTGATGTCGGTGTGGGCGATCTGGATCACCGTCATGCCACGGTCGTCACGCAAAGCGTTCAGGCCATCGATGTACTGGCGCCAGAGATTGAGTGCGGCGACGTAGCCTTTGCCGTAACCGGCATCCTCTATGGAGGCCCAGCCGTTGTCGCGGCAGGCCCGCCCCCAGACCAGCGGCTCCAACCAATCGACGCTGTCGACAACGACCGTCTTGAAGTCATGGCTCTCGGTGTAAAGCGCCGCCAGTGCGTCGATGACATCCTCGAAGGTGTGTGCCAGCGGAAAGTGTGACGTTGCCAGGGTGCCGAGCCCATCCTCGGTCTGCACAAATACCGGGGTATTGGCGTCGGCCGCGAAGGTTGTTTTGCCGACGCCGGCGACACCGTGAATCAGAATGCGCGGGGGCTTGGGAGAGTTGGTGCGCGTCAGTTGAGCGAGTGAAATTGCCATCACACACCTCCGCCGAAATGGCTGTCATTGGCGGCCTGAGGCTTGGCCAGTTCCAGCCTGTAGATGGGCTTGCCTGTTTTCAGCGTGCGCGCCGGTTCAAACAGATTGCGTACTGCGGCAGGCCAGGCGCCATACCTGGTTTCGGATACTTTGATTTCGATGGCAACGTATTCCTCGGGGTTTTCGCCCCACTTGCGCAGTGCCTCGACCGCTTCCTTGAGTTTTTTCTGGTCGTACTCAGTGCGTTTCGGCAAGTCGGCGATGACGACGTAACCATCCTCCTCGAAGCGCACGGTGCCGGTGGTTTTGCCGGTCTCCTGGCGAAGTTGTTGCGCACGGTCAGCAAAGCGGTGATTCATCACAGACTGCAGAAACACCTTGTACTGACCGACGGCCTTTTCAGTAGAGGCGACTCGCTGGAGCAACAGGTTGAGTTCGGCGATCGGCAGATGCTCAAGTTCTGCCATGTAAAGCTGGCCCAGTTCGTCCAGCACTTCTGGTTCGGGAATCATGGTTCGTTCTTTCAGTGAGGTTGGCGGGAAATATCGGCGGTGTTGGCCTTGTCCAAACGTGACCGGATCTCAGGAGGCTTCAGGGAACTGCTGGACCGGATGGCGATGTAGCGGTAGTGGCTGTCACCGACCTTCATGCTGAACAGGTGCACCAGTCCCAGTTCGCAGGCAATCCAGGCACGACGGGCAACGGAATGGACTCGGGTACGATCTTTCGTGGACAAATCGCTGGCCACTGCTGAGCGATCAAGCAACAGGAGTCCCTCGTGGTACTGGATGGATTGCCCGACCAGCGCACTGGCAATCCAGTCGCACAAGCCGGCCTCGGTCAGCGGCACCGGTGGAACGTGCACCGACTGAATTCCGGTGCGACCAACATCCACGGCCAGACCAACCTGGCTATGTGTGGTGTTCGTCAGTTTTTCGGTTGCAAGCAAATCAGTCTCCCTGGATGTGTTCATCGGTACTGTCTTTCAGACGCCGCCGGGTCCTGTTGTGGTTTATGGCGTCTTGAAGGTTCATACCGGGCGAGGTGGTTGTTTTTCTCAAGGCACTCGACACCGATCACGCGGTGGCCCGGAAGCCGAACATGCGTAGGTGTAACTGGAGTTCGGAAACCCGGCGGTAGAACGTGGCGGTGGAGATGCCAGAGGCCTTGCAGGCGCTTGGCAGGTCCTGATGGCTGTCGAGGAGATCGAATAAGCCCACCTGGTCATCGCTCATGTAGGCGATAGCCGTTTCAAGATCACGCAGGGCATCACTGTCGGAAAAAAGGTCACGATCCTCTGTCCACAGAGGTATCGCGTTGTCACCGAATAGATCCGGCTCGACTGGCACCTCGGCGTCGTTGGCAGCGTCCTCCCCTGAACAAAATGTCAGGCGGGAACGGTCTTTCTTAAGGGAGTTGAGGAAATCTGCCGTGCGGTGCTCAGACACCACTCCGGTAAAAGTCCCTGCGCTGGCCTTGTTCGGGTCGAAGTGGCTGGCGCGCTCGAGTAGATCGAGAACTAACTCTTGATACAGGTCCTCGCGGTCAGCCTGGGACAGGCGCCCCGTTACTGCCGCGCGATAGGTGCGCGTTTTGGCTGCATTGATAGTGGCAGCGAAGTACTGGTCGTTTGCAGCGAAGCCGCCTCCAGCAAGTAAATCAACGTCGGCTGCGAGTTGGGATGTGCCGACAGGCGCTTCAGCGGAGGTGCTGCTAGGGGTTTTCTGTTCCACGATTACGGTTCCATGTTTGATGACATGGCGCCATGATCGGGATCGTAAAGAATGAAAAAAACACGCGTGCAGCGCACGCCGCTCACTTTACGGCGATGCTGGTACTACCTCATTCGCAGGATGTACAGCTTCGAATTGAGCCGGAAAATGTACAGTCTCCGGCGGAGACTGTACGGCTATCAACGGAAACGAATACCGAGTTCCTTGGCTCGAGTTCGGATCCAGCCGACGACTGTCCGGTGCTCTCGTTCAATTCCCTGCTTGGCTAGGACATCGACGTAGTGTGCGCCGGCCTTTTCCGCGCTTGGGAACTGGGTTGTGTTCGTCTCCCACTGATCCAGGACCTGTTTCCTTATGGCGTTGTTTCCTTGATGTCGTGCCTGGTTGAGTTCTTTCGCATGTTCAACTTGCCGAGCTTTACTGTCTTCTTCGATCTGTTGGCGTATCTCCGCGCGAATTCGATCAATGTCTTCGGCAGTCACTGGTTTATGCGTTTCCTGAATTTCGTGAATGCGATCGTCGTATCTCTTGCGTATTCGTTCCACGTCTCCCATTCGTTCTGCATAGCAAACAGCTTCCATGGCAGCAATGAGCGACTGCCCCAGCCGCGCAGTGTGAAATGCATCTAGAGTGCCGGGCTCTCGTTTGACGTACTCCATCGTCTTGAAATCGAGTGCAAGCTTAAGAGCCTTGGCGTAATCCCCCACAAGCCACAGCGCCAATATAGCGAAATATTCGTATTCCTTGACATCATTGACGTCGACAGTAGTTGGGTCGAAAAATGAACCAAGGGCTTCCTTCAGGGCATCGAGGTCCGAGGTGTTCTCGGAGGTACGGATGTCGTAATGCTCATGTGCCTCATCTTTGATGCTGAAGTAACGACCATCTTCGTCACCATCCAAGAGTTCGTAGCGACCCTCACTCTTGATCATCTCGATGGATGCATCTTTCTCATTGTCAAAGTAGAAATCAATCAATTGACTAGCGTCTTCGGCCAAGAGACGAATTTCGCGGTCCGACCTTCCATATAGGACTCCACGTGCGCGCGAGACAATCCAGTTCGCCTCGTGGAATGGGAAATAAGGCAGCTTGCCCTTCACGGGATCGAAGTACTTGAACTGGTCGTAGTAGCTCATGGTCGTTGTTGTTCTTTGCGAGTATGAGTGCGGATTCGGCTCGAATCGTTCAGCCCGGGCAGGAGAAAAGCCGAGGCAAGAGTGTATTTTTCCTTAAATGCCGGCAAGAAGTCACTATCGTCGCCTGGGCTGAGAAAAAATCCCCGGTCAGACGGTATGAACCTACATGACCTCCGAACACACCCCAGACCGAAGTGCAAATATGCCTCCATTGCGTGCCATCGCCATCATTCTGGCCCACGGCGTTCTGCGGCTGCATCAGCGCCAGAATCAACTTGATAGCCCTACCGAACAGAGCGTTCATGACTGCGTCTTGGATACCAAAGGAGAGACGCAGTGACAGACAAGGTATTGGCCCGCATCGTTGCCCTGAAGGCGATGCCGATCGACAAACTCAAGCAGACCTGGCGGGATCTGTACCAAACCGAACCTCCCGCCTACAACCGCCGTCATCTGGAAAACCGCCTGACCTACCGGATACAGGAACTGGCTTATGGCGGACTCAAGCCGGCCACGGTCAAGCGGCTGGAGGAACTGGGCGAACAACTGGATGGCGGCAATCCGCGCGTTCGCAGCCGTCGCGTCGATAACCGGCCGCTTGCCGGCACCCGGCTGATCCGTGAATGGAAGGGAAGCAACCACGAGATCATCGTCCAGCCTGATTATTTCGAGTTCAATGGGCGCCGCTACAAATCGCTCTCGCACATCGCCCGCGAGATCACCGGCACGGTCTGGAACGGCTGGACATTCTTTGGTTTGAAAAAGGCAGGGGGGCTGGCATGAGCGGAGTCCTCCGGAAAATGCGTTGCGCCATCTACACTCGGAAATCGACTGAGGAAGGCCTCGACATGGACTACAATTCGCTGGATGCGCAGCGGGATGCCTGCCATGCCTACATCACATCGCAGAAGTCAGAGGGATGGGTGGCGCTGCGCGACGCCTACGACGATGGTGGATACTCCGGTGGCACGCTTAACCGGCCTGGTGTTCAGCGCCTGCTCGAGGACGTACGGGAAGGATTGATCGACGTCATCGTGGTCTACAAGATCGATCGTCTGTCACGTTCTCTGGCGGATTTCTCGAAACTGGTGGAACTGTTCGACCAGCAAAAAGTGACCTTCGTATCGGTCACGCAGTCGTTCAACACGACCACATCGATGGGTCGGCTGACGCTGAACATCCTCCTGTCGTTCGCCCAGTTCGAACGGGAACTCGGTGGAGAGCGGGTGCGAGACAAGATCGCGGCCAGTCGCGCCAAGGGAATCTGGATGGGCGGGTTTCCGCCCTTGGGTTACGACGTAGTCGAGCGAAAACTGGTGCCGAACCCTGCCGAAGTCAAACTGGTACGGCGGATTTTCGAGAGCTTCATCGCAATTGGCTCAGTAACAGTGCTGGTCCAGCAACTGCGCGCCGAAGGCGTGATGACCAAGTCCTGGACGACCATCAAGGAAAAGGATCGTCAGGGCAAACTGGTCGACAAAGGCTGGCTGTACAAACTCTTCAAGAATCCGGTCGTGATTGGCATCGCGGCCTACAAGGGCAAACACTACCCCGGCGAGCACGAAGCCATTCTCGATAAGGCCATCTGGGACCAGGTTCAGGAGATGCTCGCCAGAAATGACGTCGCTCAGCGTGCCCGGATCAACCGGCCCAGCAACGCACCGGCGCTCTTGAAAGGGCTAATCTTTGCTAGTGATGGGTATGCAATGACGCCGGGCCATACCAAGAAGGGTGGCAGGTACTACCGGTACTACATCAACACGGCCACGATGAAGATTGCGCGGGATGCCTGTGAAGTCACGCGCGTTGCTGCCGGTGACATTGATGCCAAGGTAGTCGATCAGGTTCGCAAGGTTCTGTCGGCCCCGGAGGTGATCGCCCAGGCGGTCCGTGAAGTCCAGAAACTGGCACCTCAGACCGACGAGCAGCAAACAATTCAGACCTTGCAGTCAATCGAGTCGGTCTGGGAGGAATTGTTCCCCGCCGAGCAGGCCAGGATCACCCACATGCTGGTTGATCGCGTCGTGATCAGTCCCACTGGCATCCGGATAGACATGAAGACTGACGGCATGAAGGATCTGGTTCAGTCAGTCCTCGCCGAGCCTGAACTCAAGAAGGCTGC